GACCAAGCTGGCCGGCGGCATCGAGCGCCTGGCATGGGTGCCGGACGCCGACCTGGTCGGCGTCGTCGCCGCCCTGCATCGGGAGAAGAAAAAGCGCCTGGGCGTCGCCCTCGACACGCTCAAGGCGGCGCTGCAGGCGCGTGGCCTCACCGCCGAATGGGCGCGCCAGCAGGCCGAAGACATGGGCCGCTTGAATCAGCCGTGGCCCTGGCACGAATGCCTGGAAACGCTGCGCATCGTGACTGCGCGGCTGGGAGCGTGAGCATGACCCCCGAAGAACTCCAATCCCTACGCTCGCTGCCGCAGTTTCCGCGCACGGCCGAAGAGCTGATCCACGTCGCCGGCCTCGAGGCCGCCGCGCGCATCATCAGCGCCTGGCCGGGGCAGGAGTTCCCGGTGCCGGCAGTCGTCGGTGGCGGAAATCTGCGCGGCGCGCGGCGTTACGACCAGTTGGCCGAGATCGTCGGCGAGCCTGCGGCAAGGCGCATCGTCGCGCATTGGCACGGCCAACGGCTGTCTGTGCCTAACTGCAAAGAGGTCAAGTGGTCGCGCGACCAGGACCGCATCCGCACGGAATTCGACCGGCTGACCGGCGCGCAAGGCTACAGCTTCGCCGAGGCCGTCTTCGAGCTTGGCCTGGCCTTCAACGTCACCGGGCGCTGTGTCGAGCAGGTGCTCGGGCGGCCGGATAACGCGCCGCCGACGCCGGTGGATCAGGGGTGCTTGTTTTAAGCCGGCGGCTTGATGACAATGGCGATTGAAAAGGGAGAGGCGAAATGAATAAAACCGCACACGCGCTGGCATTTGCGGCGGCCGCTTTACTGGCCCTGCCCGCTGCCGCTAAAGACCACAACATGTGCTACAGCAAGAAAATGCCGGGCGTGATCATTTTCACGAAAGCGCCCTGCGCGCCGGGGATGAAGGCGAAGGAGTCGCCGAACTACCCGCGCGGCGGGACGTTGCCAAGCAAACCGGAACAAGCCCCCGTCGCGGCGCAGGGACGAGAAGGTACGGCCATCGCCTCGAATCGTCCGGTGCGGGACTCCTTTGATCTGATCCGCATCGGCATGGGCGCGCCCCAGGTTCGTGCGATGGTGGGCGCCCCGGAAAGCATCAATGCCAGCAACCACGGCAACGGCGCTTCAGAACAGTGGGTGTACCGGCCAAACGGAGATTTTCGCGCGCATTACATCTACATCGAAAACGGGAAGGTCCGATCAATCCAGATCAGCCGATAGGCGACTTGTAGCACCTCCCCAACTACCCCGGCCCAGCGCCGGGGTTTTCGTTTCTACCGAACCCTTTCCCCCTGAGCGCACCCAGCGCGCGTCCGTAGCATGGCCGGCATGGCCTGCCGCTCCTGCACCCACTACGACCCTTCGACACTGCCGCGTTACGGCTTCTGCAAAGCCGCGCCGACGCTGGAGGCGCGCGCCCGCTTCTTCCCCGGCGCCGGCACCTGCTGGCTCGCTCCCGTCCGCTTCCAGGAGCGCCAGCCGTGAGCCAGCGCATGCTGCTCGCCGCGCTCTCGCTCTCCGCCGCCGGCCTGGTCGGCGTCGTCGTGCATGAGGGCTACAGCGAATCCGCGATCATCCCCGTGCCGGGCGACGTGCCGACCGTCGGCTTCGGCACCACGCGCCGGCCGGACGGCTCGCCGGTGCAGATCGGCGACAAGACCACGCCACCGCAGGCGCTGGCGCGCGCGCTGCAGGACGTGCGCAAGTTCGAGGGTGCGCTGCGTCAATGCGTTACCGCGCCCCTGCATCAGTACGAGTACGACGCCTACGTCGGGCTTGCCTACAACGTCGGCGGCGCGGCTTTCTGCGGCTCGACGCTGGTCAAGCGGCTCAACGCCGGCGATTACGCCGGTGCCTGCGCCGAAATCCTGCGCTGGAATCGTTTCCAGGGGCTTGACTGCAGCGCGCCGGAGAACGCCCGCCTGTGCGGCGGGCTGTGGACACGCCGCCAGGCCGAATACCGCCAGTGCATGGGCGACGGCGCATGAAATACGCCGCCATCGCCCTCCTGCTATCCAGCCTCGGCCTCGGCGTCGGCTGGTGGGCGGACAGCAAGCGTCACACGGCCGAAGTCGCGGACCTGCGCCTGCAGGTCATGCAGCGTGATCTCGATGTAGCCGCCGCCGAACGCGACGCCGAAACCGAGGCGCGCGCGGTCGAGCGCGCCGGCACCGAACTCACCCGAAAGGTCGATGATGCCTACCAGAACGATCTCACTCGTCTCGCTCGCCTGCCTGTTGAGCGCCTGCGCCACGCCGCTGCAACAGCCGCCCCGGCTGACGCCGCCGTCCGGCTTCCCAAGCTGCCCGAAGCCGCCGCCGGCGCTGATGCAACCGGCGCCGACCCTGTACCTGATCAAGGATGTGATCGACTCCTGACCGATGCCGCAAAAACCACGCTGATGCTCTACCGCCTGCAGTCCTGGGCGGCCGGGCTGGCGACAACCTGCCAGCCGCAGGGAGGCGGCGACTGATGAATTTTTGGCTCCAGTTGATCAACATGGTCGGCACCTTCGCCTTGGGGGCCTGGCTCTACCTCGAAAAACGCAACGACAAGACCAACGTGCGCATCGACGAGCTGGCCTTGAAGGTCGACGCCCTGGACAAGGACGTTTCCTCGCTCAAAACCGCCGCCGGCAACGCGCCGAACCACAGCGATCTGGCGAAGGTGTACGAGTCGATCAACCACCTCGCCGCCACCGTCAATCAGCTCGTCGGCGAGAACCGGGGGCAGAGCGACACGCTGCGCTTGATCCTCAATCAGATCGCCCAGAAAGGCATGCAATGACTTTGTCCGCCCAGGATGCCGTTACCGCCGGTCGCCGCCTGCATATTCTGCGGGCGCTCGCGCTACGGCCGCTGTATCGGGCCGAGCCGCGGGGGCTGCGCCAGGAACTGGAGGTGACGGGCTACCCGATGACCCTGACGAAGCTGGCGGTCGAGTGCGCTTTTCTCGCCGATCTCGGCCTGGTGGAAGCGCCGGAAAGCGGCGTGCTCAGTCTCACCGACGACGGCCTTTCGGTAGCGCGCGGCCTGGTTCGGTTGCCGGGGATCGGCACGCCGGAGCCTGGGGAACTGTAATGGGCCGCCGCTCGAAAATCGCCGCGCTGCCCGGCGACGTGCTCGATGCGCTGAATGCACGCTTGATCGGGTCGGGGTTCTCCGATTACGCGGGCCTCGCAGCGTGGCTGCAGGAACAGGGTTTCGATATCTCCAGGACGGCGCTGCATCGCCACGGCAGCGCGCTGGAAGAGGAGTTCGAGACGGCCATGGCGGATGCCCGACGCACCCGCGCGTTGGCGCGCGCTGCCCGCGAGGAAAGCGATGACGACGATGGCGCGCTGCTCGGCGCGGCGTCCAGCATCATGCAGGACAGCCTGCTGCGGGTTTCTCTGGAACTGAAGAATTCCGGGGGCGAGCCGGGCGAGAAGGCGAAGGCGCTTTCGCTGGTGTCGCGCGCCTTTGCCGATGTCGGACGCTTCGACCTGGCGCGGCAGAAGTGGCAGGAGGAACTGCGCTTCAAAGCGGCCGAGGTGGCGGAAAAAGCGGCCAAGCTGGCCAGCAAGGGCGGCTTGTCGGCCGAGTCCGTCGCCGAAATCCGCCGTTCGATCCTGGGCATCGCGGCGTGACAGGCGGCGTCGACAACCCGCTGATGGCGATTGCTATGGAGATCGCCGTCGATGCCCCGCCGCCGGTGTTGCTCGGCTATCAGCAACGCTGGGTGGCGGATCAATCTCCTCTGAAGGTAGCGGAGAAGAGCCGGCGGATCGGTCTGACGTGGGGAGAGGCGGCCGATAATGTCTTGATCGCCTCGGCGTCGGACGGCTCCAATGTGTTCTACATCAGCGCCACGCAGGACATGGCGCTCGAATACATCGAAGCCTGCGCCTTGTGGGCCAGGGCTTACGACCTGGCGGCCGGGGAGATCGAGGAAGGGATTTTCCTCGACGACGGCGACAAGGAAATCAAGCTCTACAAGATCGATTTTCCGAAGTCCGGCAAGCGCATCGTGGCGCTCTCCTCGCGGCCGGCAAACCTGCGCGGCAAGCAGGGCGTGGTGGTCATTGACGAGGCGGCTTTTGCGCCGGATTTGGCGGGCTTGCTCAAGGCGGCGATGGCCATGCTGATGTGGGGCGACAAGGTTCGCATCATCTCGACCCACAACGGCGACGAGAACCCGTTCAACGAACTGATCAACGATATTCTCGCCGGCAAGCGTGGCGGGGCGGTGCATCGCATCACGTTTTCCGATGCGGTGGCGGATGGCCTGTTTCGGCGCGTCTGCATGCGCAAGGGCAAACCCTGGAGCCAGGCGGCGGAAGATGCCTGGGTGGCGGAAGTGCGCAAGTTCTATGGCGATGACGCCACCGAGGAACTGGACGTCGTACCGGCGCAGGGAGGCGGCACTTATTTGCCGCTGGCCTTGATCGAGGCGCGGCAGGCGCCGGAGGTTCCAATCGTCCGCATGCGCTGGAAAGCCGAGTTTGGCCTGTTGCCGGAGCCGGTACGTTCCCGCGAAGTGGCCGAGTGGTGCCGGGAGCATCTGGAGCCGATTCTGGCCCAACTCGACCGGGGCCGGCCGCATGGCTTCGGGCAGGACTTTGCACGGGTCGGGGACTTGACCGTGATCACCGCCCTGGAGGAATCCGCCAGTCTGGTGAATCGCCCGGTACTGGTGGCAGAGCTGGGCAACTGCCCTTACAAGCAGCAGGAGCAGATTCTGGATTTCATCGCCGACCGCCTGCCTCGACTACGCGGCGGCGCGCTGGATGCGAACGGCAACGGCGGGCAGATCGCCGAACATGCCGCTGACCGGTACGGCCATGACCGCATCCAGCAGATCCATATTACCGAGAAGTTCTACATGGAGCAGATGCCGCGCTTCAAGGCGCATCTGGAAGATGCAACCCTCGACGGCCTGTCGCGCGATGAGCAATGCCGGGACGACTTGCGTGCGATCAAGAAGATCGGCGGCGTCCCCAAGATCCCGAAGGCGAAGACCCAGGCGGCGGACGGGAAGAAGGTGCAACGTCACGGCGACTTCGCTATTTCCCTGTTCCTGGCGGACTACGCCATGCATACCGAATTGTCCGGGGTTTGTACCGGCTTTGAGTCGGCATCCCGCTACCAGGGCAGTTCCGACAACGACGATGACGGGTTTCGCACCCGGAGGATGTTCTGATGCCCACCTTGCTCGACCAGTTCGGCCAGCCCATGCGCCTGGCCGACATTGCCGAACCGCAGACCAGCAGGATCGCGCTGCTGCAGAATCACTATCTGGAAAGCCAACTCGACGGCCTGACCCCGGCGCGCGCGGCGCGAATCCTGAAAGACGCCGACAACGGCGATATCACCGCTCAACATCAGTTGTTCGACGACATGCAGGACCGCGATGCTCACCTTTCCTGCGAGTTCGGCAAACGACAGGGGGCGCTACTTGGGCTGGACTGGTCGATCGAACCACCTGCCGGCGCCAGCAATGCGGAGGAAAAAGCAGCCGCCTGGGCGGAAGAGATTCTACGCGACGTGGTCGACGATCTTGAGGATGTGATCACTGCCATGATGGGCGCGGTGGGCCACGGTTTCGGTCCGGTTGAACTGGAGTGGAAGCGCTTGGGAGGTGAGTGGGTGCCGAGCTTTCATCCCCGGCCGCAGACGTGGTTCCAGTTGTGCCGGACACGGCGGGAAATCCGCCTGAGTGATGGCAGCGGCGACGGGGCCAGCTTGATGCCCTTCGGCTGGATCATGCACCGACACGGCAAGGCGAAGACCGGCTACCAGGCGCGCATGGGCCTCTGCCGCGTGCTGATCTGGCCTTTCATCTACAAGCACTACAGCATCGGCGACTTCGCTGAGTTCCTGGAAACCTATGGCTTGCCGATCATTCTCGGCAAGTACTACCAGGGCGCCACCGACGCCGAGAAATCCAGTTTGATGCGGGCAGTTACGGCGCTCGGCCATGATGCGCGGGCGATCATGCCCAAGGAAATGGAACTGGAG